TTACTGCTATCGACAAAGCTATCACTGACGGTAAGAAAGTTTATTCGTAATACCTACAACAGACAAAGACTTGACGTATTGGTATTATTGTAATAATTACAAACTTTTTCATGTCAAAATTATCTGAGAGATGCGAACAACGTAAGGCAGAAGCGGAAGCTCTTGCTAATAAGTACAACGCAGGTGTTGAAGAAGCACAAAAGATAAACAATGCAAATGCTCAACTTCTTGAACAATTTAAAAAGAAAAAAGATCAATATGAAGAATTACTTGATCTTGTAAAAGAAGAGGAAACAGCAGAACAACCTGCAACAGAAGTTATAGAATAAAAGTAAAATTCAACCTAAATTATCATGGCTATCACTTACACCTGGG